AACAAAACGTAGTAGTCTCTTTAGAGTGGCTAAAAGAAACGGTTGCAACTGCAATGGAATCTCAATTTAGACCTAAGTATAAATCTAATACTTGGTTAAAACAAACTGACCTTTCAATTACTGAGAGAGTTATCATGCAATTAGCAGATGAAAAAAATGACGAGTTCACTAATCAATGGTTAACTAATACAACTGGATTGTCTCGTAAGTGTATTAGAGAAAACCTTGCTAAACTAATGGAAAGACGCCTAATAAAAAAGGTAGGTAACACACACAATTACAAAACTGTCTCGATAGTATAATGAGTTATTTACAGAGCACTGCAGAAGAATGGACTGCTCAATGGGTTATGCATAATCCAGATGGAATTAGTGAATTAAATGCGTATTGGTTCCACAGTCCAATTGGTAAAGTTATAGTATGGGCTTGTATCAATGCTAAAAAAAGAGGACCAGTTACACTCGATACTATTAAACAACATGCAAAACACAGAGGTGCAACCACTAATGAAATGATTGAACTAGTTTGGAGTAGACCAACTATTCATGATGATTCGATGTATTGGTGTTTACGCTACTTTAAAACTTTGGGTATGTTATTTGATTTGTACGAGGCTAGACTAGATGACAAGTGGACGCCTACTGAAACAGAAACTGTAGCTATCCAAAAGATTAATGGGCATTTAAAATCTGAAACAGACTCAGAGAAAATGCACGAGTGGATTAAAGCTAAATGGATGAAGGTGTTTGAAACAAAAGCTAAACATTTAGGTAGAAGCCAAGTACAAAGAATAAATGACTTAACTAAAAAAGAAGAAGAAATCCTAAATAAATTTAAAACACTATGACAAGAAACGAATTTTTAAGAGATCCAGATAATCTAGTCTTAATTAATAATGAATGGTTTAGAAGAGAATGGACTAATCCACATAAATTAAATCCAGTACCTGTACAAAAGACTCTCTTAACCAGTAAGTTTGGTATGACTAATAGACAACTAGAAGATGTTTTAGAATTGACTGGTCGTGTGAATGAACCACAACATATAGATTTTCAATCTGTTATAGATGGTAAGTGGAACGAATACCATAGAGTTAATTGGCAACCTAAACCTGGTGAATGGCCAACTATTCACAAACTAATCAATCACATTTATGGTAAGAATGCAGCAGAAAAAGATCAAGTAGAATGGTTGTACGACTATCATACTCTCCTAATTAAAAAGCCTAAACAAAAACTATTTGGTCGTGTACTATACTCACATGTACAGGGTACATCAAAGTCGGCTATGGCCCACTTAGAACAACTAATGTTTGAGATGAATTACAGTAATGTTAGAGACTCTGAGTTAGAATCTGATTTTAATGAAACATGGGCTAATGCACTCGTTATTCATATGGATGAACCATCGTTTAAATCACCTAAAACTATGGCTCGTAATATTAGAGATATGGTTACTATGAAACTGGTTAATGTTAGACGTATGAGAGAGGCTCATGCACCTCAACCATTCCATGGTCATATCTTAATTACTTCGAATGATTCAGACTTTATGCCATTCGAAGCGAGTGATAGAAGATATTGGATTAGAGAAGTACCACGCTTTTCTAATGAAGATTTAGATCCTCATTTTGAAACTAAGATGGCTGCAGAGTTACCACACTATTTAGACTTCTTACTAAACAGAGAGATGCTGTGTCCAGAATCAAAGGGTGTGTTTTGGTTACCACAATCTGTTATTAAAACAAATGGTTTTAAAAAGTTAGTAGGTGATAATACTGTTACTGAACAAGAAACATTACAAGACTACTTTGAGAATCTTTTTTATCGTACTAAATGGGATGAGGTGTTATTTACTACTAAAGATCTAATTAACATGGTCACATGGGAAAGCAAAGGACCTAGTTCACAATATATAGCTAAGATACTAAGAGATAAAATGGGATTTATACAACCAACAGAACCAAGTCGATTAAATGATAGGCAATATATTACTGTAGATGCTCCGAAAACTGGAAGATTTTGGGTAGCTAAAAAAGAGGATTTTGTTATTAATGTAGATATATTTTCTAATGTTGGCGCATAAATGTTACAAAAACCGCTATTTGTTACAAAACGCAATTATTTTTGTAACACATAAAAAGCCTATTTGGGTAGCCCAGAGTTGCTTTTTTATTATATTGTTACAAGTTACAAAAATAATAATATAACAGGGAATATAAAATACTATAAGGGGAAATTAGCCTTTTTTTGTAACTTTGTAACATTCGATACTAAACTTAACTAAATATGATACCAACACTAGTACACTACAAACAAACGATATTAGACCGAATCAAACTGAAACCGGATCCTAATAATAGACATATACGTCAATGGACTGATACTAACATAGAGCCTAACAGGTTGATTAAAGACATGCAACGTGAAGGTTATATTAGAATTAAACTGGAGTGGCATGGCGGTACCTGTAAGCGCATGCTAATAGGCTTAGTAGACCACATCGTAGAACCACAAAATTAAAAACTATAATAAAATACAATGCAATCAGATTTCTTTAAACCATACAACGACCTCATGACCGAGGCACACATATTCTGTAACCACTCAACTGCAAAGGATTGGTTTTACTATTACACTAACCGCACTATCACCAATGTACTCATGGATGTTGAAGACCAACTTGCAGAAGTAGAGTGGATCGAAGAACACATGTGGGGATATGTCTATGAGTTGAATAAGTCCCTAGAAGGTTATGAACGCTATGAGATGTGCAAGCGTGTTACTGATCAAGCCAATCTATTGGGCCAAGAGTTATCCAACATGTGGGTGTCTCTAAGTAAGTTGAATAAATAACTAAACAAACGATATGACAATAAAAGTTCCACATTGGGTTTCTGAAATAGAAGATGATCACCTTAAGGTATTCTTTTGGTTTTGCGATAGAATGGCCAGACAACATGGCTGGGACCACACTTATACTATACATATAAACGATGTGATCCGTATCTGTAATAAAAGAAACCAGGGTCTTGTAGACTGGTTGCACATACAGACCGATCACACTAAGCGCATTAATATTGGCCACATATACGATGAGGTGTTTTGTTTTAGTTTACCAGAATGGAAGGCACCGCGCCAACCTGGCGAAAGAGGTAGAACCAGAGTAGAGAAGTTTTATGAGGTTGAGTTAGAGGATCAGAGAGCTCGTTATGTTTACATCTACTTATTAGGTTGCCTTAACCAGAATCTACTAGAGGATAATAGCCGTAGCATTGATAGGTATAGCACTAATGCTTGGGGCCTGAAAGAATTTCACTTAAGTAGAGAAATCCTAGGCTATATAAAAAAACCAAAAAAAGAAGTTGAATAAGTTCTTAACAGATAACTATGACAAGATCATCGAGATGTCTAACAAGATATGTAGATCTCACAGTGAGTCAGAAGAAGTAGCACACTTTGCAATTGCCCAGTTTATGGAACACGAGCGAGGCCAAGAGTTGGTCGATGCTGGTCAGGGTATGCAATTCTTAAGTGGTATTATACACAGATCATTCCACTCAAGTACATCGCAGTACCACACAATCTATCGGCAAAAAGGTAGGGTCCACGGTTTAACACCAGCAGCCGATAATATCCAAGACGATGACATATATGACTGGCAACAGGATATTGCAACAGAGGCTATCCAAGGCATACTAGAAGATATGAAAGCCGACACCATTGAATTGTGGTTTAGAGCTACACTCTTTGAGATGTGGATCAAAGTGCCAAACTACTCTCAGTTAGCAAGAGCAACTAAGATACCAAGAACCTCGATTAGTAAAGCAGTAGACGAGGCCAAAGCTTACATACAAATAACCCTAAACAATAATAACATTAACTATGAGTGATTTAATTCTACAAATAATCGGCTTCGCGTGCCTAGGCCACTTAGTCACAGACTTTATAACACACTTCGATTTACCTGAGTTACCAAATAAACCATTCCGCTGTGACATGTGTATGGCGTACTGGATTTCAATCATACCACTAATGGTTCAATTTGGCGCTAGAGGTTGTCTCTATGCAGCCATGGCTTCAATATTAGCAAACATTATATTTAAGTATAGCAGATGATACAACAAGACAAACAATGGTTAGACGAGCATCCATACATTCTAGGTAATGTAAGGATAACACCAGAAGAGAATAGAGAACTATTCGCAATCTATAATAGACTAACTGGTGAAACAATGAAAGTAACATCATGCGGCCGCTGTGTAGCAAATGTTAAAAAAACAATCAAACACTATTATGATCAAACAAGAAGTAACAGTTAAAGGTATCACGTACACCGTTAGAGGCAGTACACAAAGGGATATTGAGATAGCCGTGAAGGCTCTAAAAAGATTAACTAAAACTAAAACTAAATCAGATAACAATGAGTGAAGATAAACAAACAGGATGGCGTGGACCTGAACACCTAGCCAATAGAAATGGTAGACCGCTTGGTACTAAAAACAAAACCACTGTGGCTATTAGAGAAGCCTATCAGAATCTAGTAGAACTTAATCTAGAAAACATGTCACTGTGGATTGGCCAAGTAGCAGCCGAGAACCCTGAGAAGGCAATGGACCTAATGATTAAATTATCGGAGTACGTAATACCGAAACTTGCAAGAACTGAAGTTACAGGTAAAGACGGTGACGACCTATTTAAAGATATGCGATTTGAGTTTGGTCCGTCTATCACAGAGCGTATCGAAGACATAGAGATAGATGAGTAAAAAAGCAGTAGGGTTTAGACCTCATAAAGGCCAGCAAAGAGTAATAGAGGCTATAGTCAATGGTACTGAAAAGTATGTGACTGTGGTTTCGCCGCGCCAACAGGGTAAATCATTACTGCTAATTAATCTAATCCTATATTATGGAATTAATAATAAAGGTAGTAAGATAGGAATTATCGCACCGATATACCAACAAGCAAGAAAACTAATGGAAGATCTATACGAAGCCATTAAGGAGAGTGGTATAGTAGAAACAACAAACTTTAGTAATCATGAAATTAAACTTAAAACAGGTAGTAAAATCTATTTTAGAAGTAGTGAAAGAGAGGATGGTCTTAGAGGTTACACATTCGATTATCTATTTATGGATGAAGCGAGTTATCAAACTGAAGATGCTTATAGAAGAGCGATTGAACCAACAGCCTTAGTACACGGTAAAAAAGTATGCCTTTTCAGCACTCCTCGTGGACGTGATTGGTTTTATAACATGTATCAACTCGGACAAGACCCAGAGTATCCTAACTATGCCAGCGTGCGCATGGAACAAGGTGATAATCCTTATATTAATCAAGAAGAAATCCAAGCAGCAAAGCGGGTGCTTCCAGATGCAATCTACAGAGCAGAGTATCAAGGAGAGTTCTTAGAAGGAGAATCAATGGTATTCTCAAACTTTAACACTAATACATTTGATAAGTATCCAAGACTGTCTGGTAAAGTCTATATTGGTGTGGATTTAGGTCGTGAGTCAGATTACACCGTAGCAGTGGCGATGGACCAATCAGGTAATGTAATAGAAGTATACAGAGATAACCAAAAGGATTGGGATACAATGCAGTCAGCCATTATACAATTAGCTAAGAAATATACCGGTACTATAATGATTGAGACCAACTCAATGGGTACAGTTATCTTTGAGTCTATCAAGAAACAATGGCAAGATACACACCCATTTGTTACTAGTAATCAAAGTAAGAAAGACATAGTAGAATCTTTAATTATGGCCTTTAACGAAAAGCAAATACAAATACCTAATCAGACGCTGTTTCCAGAGTTACACCAAGAACTTGAAGTATTTGAGATGTCATATAATCCAACTACAAGGAATGTGCGTTACGCAGCAAGACCGCCATTCCATGATGATATTGTGATGGCTCTCTGTATTGCAAACTGGAATCGCCTGCAAAATAAATCATATGGACAGTATGCCGTCATAGGTAAATACTAGCACCTCGTAATTCATAATTCATAGACTTTATATTTAATACTATATGGCAGTAAGAGTAAACATTGGAGACACCACGTGGGAAATACCTGAAAGACTTACACTAGAAGAGTGGAAAGCCTTACAGCAGTG